TTTTAAAAGCAAGTTTAATGGGAAAGAATATAGACTTGTAGATTTTGATTGGAAACCTTATAAGGAAGAAAATACAAATCAAAGGAGTTTATTATGAGTGGAGAAGATTTTTTAGATATTCCTAAAACTGACGAAACTCAACAGTCTACACCTGAAGAACAATATTTTAGTAGGTCAAAAAATACTTGGCTGTATGTTTCTGATATGTCTGATATGCATGTTCGTAGAGCATTTAAAAGATTGTTAAGAATGATTAGACTTGGTCAGTTGATAGAACTTTCTGATTACAATGGCGCAGATAACAAAGATGAGATTCAATCTGAAATTGTTGCTATTGAAAATCACATTGCAAAAATAAAAGATAAATTAAGTGACTGAGTTAACTCAAATACATTTTGAAATTATAGATAGAAACAGGCAAAGAAGATACGAACTAATGAAAAAAAAAGATAAAGAAAGATTTGAGAAGTTAAAACAAATTGGTTGTATTGCTTGTCAAAAAAAAGGTTTATTTAATGATGCAGTTATTCATCACATAAGAAGATTTACAGGAATGGGTTTAAGACCACCACATGATAAAACTATTCCTTTATGTCCTCAACATCACAATATGGGAAATGAATCAATTCATTTAAATAAAAAAAAATTTGAAGAACTGTTCGGTACAGAACTTCATTTACTAGACGAAACAAATAAACAAATCGAACAACTAGAAAGAGGAGATATATTTTATGGAGAAACAGATTAACAAGTTTCATGCCTTGCAACTATTTACAGATACGTTTACTGCTGAAACTGTTCATTTAACTAACAAAGCCGTAGGCATTTACATAAGGCTTTTAAGTTTTGCATGGACAAAAAATACAAAGCCATTTACAACTGAATCAGCATTTAGAATTTGTCAATGTATGGACGACCAATGTTGTATTGATGTTTATGAGGTTCTTGAAGAATTTTTTAAGGTAGATCGAGAATGCGATGACAGAAATAAAAAAACTTGGATTCATAAAAGGCTAGTCAAGGAGCACCAATATTTAAGTGAAAAGTATCAAAAAAGATCAGATGCTGGTAAAAAAGGTGCTGAAGTTAGACATTCTGCCAATGGCATAACTTTAACTCCTAGTCCTAATCCTAATCCTAAACCTATTAATAATAAATATGAATATGACCAAGACTTTGAACAACTATGGAGTTTATTAAAAATTAAACGAGGTAGTAAATTTAAGGCTCATAAATTTTGGGAAAAGCTATTGAATTTAATGCCTAGTATTGAGCAAACTGCTACTATTTACAATAAGCAGATGATCAATGTTGATAAACAATACATACCCCATTTTTCAACTTGGTTGAATGAAAGAAGATGGGAACAGATTGATGAAAGTGAGGATTCTGTTAAATCTATTACAGAAAGGCTAGTAAAACTAGGATATACCCACCTTGGCAGAATTGACAATTTTGAAAGATTTAGCAAAGATGGTAAAAAATATAAAATAGATTTATTTGACGATAAAAATATGATAGTTCCTGATGAATGAATTTAGATCAAATTCGTTATGGTAGGAAAATCATAAAAATTGAGTACAAAAAGCTTAAGAAATATGATGGATATTTTGAAACGAAAAAAGAACTACTTGTAATTGACAAAACTATTAAAGGGGTTAAATTATTTAATACAATAATTCATGAACTTTTTCATCTCATTATGCACTTTGAAAAAATAAACGTAAATCAAAAAGGCGAAGAACCTATAGCTATTGCAGTTGGAAATGGTTTTACAAAAATATTTAAACAAAACCCTAAGTTATTTAAAAAACTAACTAAACTAATATGAGGATAAAATGGAAATAGAAGAAATAGATATAAATCTTATTAAACCTTACAATAATAATCCAAGAGAAATTCCTATGGAATCAGTTCAAAAAGTGATGAATTCTATAAAAGAATTTGGAAATAATCAACCTATCGTTATTGATCAAGATAATGTTATAGTGGTAGGTCATACCCGTTGGAAAGCACTCAAACAACTTGGCAAAAGTAAGGCATACGTTGTTAAAAGAGATTTTACAAAACAAAATGCTATGGCTTATAGAATTATGGACAATCGTTCTGGCGAAGAATCTAAGTGGGAAAATAAACTGTTAGCAGATGAATTGAGCGCACTGAAAGATGAAAGTTTTGATCTTAACCTAACAGGATTTAATCTTACTGAATTAGAAAACCTAGCAAATGATAAAAACCTTAACTTTGTACAAAATTCAAAAGATTTAACAGAAAATTTTAGTGTAGACTATCCTGAGAATATGGAAGTTACCCATGTTAAAATGGTTCAGCTATTTCTTAATACTGAAACTGAAAAAGATTTTAAAATTTGGTGTAATGCTTTACAAAAAGAACTAGGAACAGATAACTTAACAGACACAGTTTATAAAATAGTTAAAAATGCGTACGATAACAGCCAAAGCTAAATATACAGACGAAGAAATAAAAAAGCTTGAGGGCTATTTTGTTCAAGATCATCATATTGATACTATTATTGACTATGATTGCGATGCCTATAAAGAAAATGGCGAGCCTTTATTCTTTTTTAGAAAAAATGTAATTCCATCTAGCATTTGTGAACAGGCTTATAAAAATTTAAGATCAGCAGTTGCAAAAGGTGGTAACAGAGGTTCAGCTGGTGGAGTTCCACCTGATAGAAAAAATACAGGAACTATTAATTTAAAATATGACGATCAAGGTAATTTAAAACCAGAACGTACAACAGGAAAGACTAGAGGATTTAAAGTTAAAAAAGATGGTACGATTTCTAGATTTCATAGTGCCTTTCAACAAGTGGAAAGTGGTATTGCTGGATATTTTGATAGACAAGTTAGATTTCCTTATTGCAGACAAACTATGTTTAATGAGCATAAATTTGAAAAGTTTAAAAAAGGTTATCCTTACATAAAATATGTATCAGACTTATTTAAAGATGTATGTCCTGATAGGTGGCAGGCTCAAAAAGATATGATTGATAAAACTTCTAATGATTTTTATATCAAAGGTACAGTTTTCACTACTATTACTATTAACAAAAATTTTAGAACAGCAATTCATACAGACAAAGGCGATCTTAAAGAAGGCTTTGGAAACCTAGGAGTTCTACAAGCTGGTAATTATGAGGGTGGCTATACAGTTCTTCCAAAATATGGAATTGGATTTGATGTTCGTAGTGGGGATATTTGTTTTTTTGATGTTCACGAGTTCCATGGAAATACAGAAATAAAAGCAAAAGGTAAATATGAAAGAATTTCTATTGTTTGTTACTACAGAAAAAATATGATTAATTGTAAGTCAGCTCAAGAAGAACAGGAAATTGCAAAAAGATTAGTAGATCGTAAAGGTTTAAATAAGTAATGTGTGGTGTTATAGGAGTTTTCTCTGAAAGCCAAGTAGATACAAAAAAATTTTACACACTTTTAATGCAGTCAATGATTAGAGGCAAACATGCAACAGGTATTGCTTGGAATGATAATGGTAAAATAAACTATAAAATAATACCAGAGCCTGCAAATTTTTTAGACCTACCAGAAATTACAACTAATATGATTATTGGACACAATAGATATAGCACATCTGATCTTAATTATAATCAGCCAATGTTTAGTGAACAAGTTGCAGTAGTTCACAATGGAGTTATAACTCAAGAAAACCCAGAAACATGGCATCAACTGTTTGGTTACAAATGTAATACTAAAAATGATTCAGAGCTAGTTTTAAGATCATGGGAAGATAGCCAACACCCTATAGAAAAATACAAAGAATCTTCTATTGCTAGTATTGTTATAGACTTACAAAGCAATCATAAGATGAATTTTTTTAGAAATGAAAAAAGACCACTATGGTATTCAGAAGAAGAAGATAGCTACTATATTGCTAGTACAAAAAATATTTTAGAAAGATCAGGTTTTAAAAATCAAGTTAAAACTGTAGCTTGTTATGACTATGAAATATCAAAAAATAGTTTTACTAAAAATAGGATTAGAGAATATAGTTTAGACCTACAATGAATAAATTTGTAACAAGCGATGAAGTTGTTAGATGTATAGAAAAGTCAGCAACAGGTAAAAACACAAAGTTTTTAAAACAAAGTCATAGTCTATGGTACAGATTTGGCAATTATGAAACTAATCCACCATTTGCACTTATTAAAGAAGATCAAATTGTTAGTATTATCTTTGCAACAACTAGCCAGAAAACAAAATATATTAACCTTTACGAAATTTGCACAATGCAAGGTCATGAGGGTAAAGGATATGCTACTGAAATTTGGAGTAATTTTGTTTCATTTTGGTATGATTTACGTATGCACAGAATTAAACTATCTTGCACACCTAGTTCTATTACATGGCACTTAAGAAATGGCTTGGTTTTTTGGTCAGTTGATAAACAGGGTAGTTTAAGATCAGATCAACCTTTAAAAGAAAGCATAGACGAACAAATTAATTTTAGAGAACGAGCAATTCAAGACCCAAGTATTGCTATACCTGATAAAAAGGTTTGTGAGAAACTTAGAAGTGAAGATGTAGAAACATTACAACTATCATCAAAGAAAATGATAGAAACTTACAACGCAATTCAAAAAGTTGGAGAATATTGGTTTAGACCATATTTATTTAAAAAATGGACTACAGATTAAAACAAAATAGAAAACAGGCATTTATAGAATGGTATGCTTGGTCGCTTAAATATGGAGATTGTGATCCACCTATTTGGCTATTAAACTATTTATTTAAAAGATACGAACACAACGTAGAACAGAAACTATGGATTGCTTGGATTTATGGTACAACCTATCATTTACCTACTGCATGGGTTATATGGAATGAGTTCCCAGACTTTGAATTAGTTGGTTTGGATAGATTAAAACAATGGAACAATGAAAACTATAAAAGATTAAGGTATCAAACAGATACTAAATACAACAAAGGTTTTTTACCACAACAGTTTGAAAGCTATAAGAATTGGATTGGAGATAAAACACAAGTTGAAAAATTTGAAGAATTAAAAACATTTGATAATGTGTGGAATAGTGTTATAAAAAATTTATACAAGTTCGGAAGATATTCTACTTGGTTTTATATGCAAACATTAAACGAATGCGTAGGTCTTGATTTAATACCTAAAGATTTAAAATTAGACGATTACTCTGGTAGCAAATCACACAGAAATGGTCTTTGTTATGCTCTTGGGTTAGATGAATGGATTAATAAAAAATTAACTAAAACAGAAATAGAACATTTAGAAACAGAAAGCATACAAATACAGAACACAATTAGTACAAACTATAAACTTTCTGGTAATCCCTATAAAATGGAAACTGCACTTTGTTCATTTAAAAAGATTTTTAGAAAAAAACAAGGAAGATACTTAGGCTATTATTTAGATCGTCAAGCAGAAGAAATAGCACAAGTACAATCAGATGGCTGGAAAGGAATAGAATGGGACGTATTTTGGCAAGCCAGAACAGAAACCCTACACCCTGATCTATACTCAAGTATTAAAATCAAGCCACATCTGTATTCACAGTTTTTAGATACAGGTAGCTTTCAAAGGAGCCTACAATGAAATGTGTAGCTATTGGTGGAGAACCAGCAACAGGAAAAACTACCCTTGTTAAATATTTTTACGATATGAAACCTATGAAGAACTTTGATTTTGGGCTTGTTAAAGGTCACTACAACCAAGAAGATAATATTATATTGCTAGGTCTATATAACTTACAAGGCACGTTTCTAGGCACTGATAAGCTGTCTATGGGGGTAAATAAACAATTCTTACAATACATTGATCATGCTAAAGATAAAAGGAACATAATGTTTGAGGGTGATCGGCTTTTTTCATTAAACAACTTAATAAAACTAAATGAACTTTATGATTTAAGAATTATCATTTTAAAACAACCAGAAGAAGTATTGCATCAACGTCACATAGACAGAAACGATACTCAAACAGATAAATTCCTAAAAGGAAGAAGAACCAAAATTAAGAATATTGAGGAACATTTTAAGGATAAAATCGAACATCACACACTATCAAGTTTGCAAGAAAGTGAAAAATTAGCTATAAATATATACAATGAACTCAGAAGCTGAAAAGGACAAAACTGTAGGTAGACCCATGAAACCTGTGGACGAGCAAACCATACAAAAGTTGGCTCAACTCCACTGTACTTATGATGAAATTGCCTCTTTCGTAGGTGTGTCAACTAAGACATTACAACGTAATTATGTCCACCTAATAAAAAAGGGTAGGGAAACGGGCAATATTAGTTTAAGGAGAGCGCAGTTTGAAAAAGCATTAGGTGGGAACGTAGCAATGCAGATATGGTTGGGTAAGCAACATCTTGACCAAAGAGATAAGATTGAACAAACAAACTACAATGAACCATTGCCTTTAGTGATTGAGGCAGAAAGCACAGATGTCAAAGAAGAAGGGTAATTTATTTGGTGCAACTGTTACCTATACCAAAACAGAAAAAGGTACAAGCATTGGAAGAAAACCTATTACAAGCACTATGAATAAAAACAAACGAAGACAGAGAGGCAAGAAGAAATATCGTGGACAAGGAAAATAAAAGGATAAAACAATTAGAGTGGGAACTTAAAGCTGTAAAAGATCAAAGAGATAAACTTCTTAAACTGTTTGCAGAATTTAAAAAACTACTAGAGATGTATGGCTTAATATGATAATTATGCCACATGGCAAAGTATAAAGGAAGAACAGTTAAACTTAACAAAATACAACGTGGGGACGTAAAAAAGTTTAAAGTATTTGTTAGGGACAGAAAGTCTGGCAGAGTTAAAAAGGTTAACTTTGGCTCCAAGACTATGTCTATTAAAAAACATATTCCAGCGAGAAAGAGAAGTTTCATGGCAAGGTTTAAGCCTATCCTTGCTAAAGTAAAAGGACAGAAGAACCTGTCCCCTGTATATTGGGCGATAAAGAGTTGGCGATGATTGATAGATGGCTATACACATTCTTTGGTTGGATTGATACTTGGTTTGACTGGGTAGATAGACAATTTGTAAAGCCTAAAAAGAAAAGAAAAAAAAGAAAACCTACACAAGAAGATTTATTTAACGGAGAGTAAGATGAGAGATTCAAAGTCGTTAGAAAGTTTTTTAAAGAGAATAAAAAAAGAACTAAAACAAAAAAATATATTTAAACATCTTCGTAAAGAAGTTAATACAGGTGCTAATGGTACTCAAAAGTATGTTATTAAAAAAGGTATTAATAAAGGTAAAGTTGCAGAATGAAAATATCAGAAAATACTTCGGTATCTTTACCAATAAGAAATTTACTTGCGATTGTAGGAGCAGTAGCAATAGGTGTATGGGCTTATTTTGGCATTATTGAAAGAATAACTTTATTAGAAACAGCTGACAAACTTCAAGAACAAGATTTACTAGAGGCATCTGCACAAAAGCCTATAGACCAAGAACAGTTTATGTTGCTAGAACACATGGCAGAACAATTAGAGAAATTAACTGAAAGAGTTGATGATATGATGAATAACAAAGTCAATATCAATAGA